GAATTGATTGTTAGTTCTATCATTTGTCTAACGCTTTTTAACATCATCATAAAGAATCTAAGTGCTACTGTTAAAACTTGAATGGTTTTGCCTAAGGCATGGAAAACAGAGTTTAATATCATTGCTCCTTCTTCTGTACCAAGGAAGACTTGTCCAAACTGTAAGAATCTAGTTTGTAAGATATTCATACCTTGGTTTATTGTCATAACCGTTAAAGCAAATTGCTGGTTGATATCGTCTTTTGCTCGTAAAATAGCTCTTAACATTAAGTCAGGTGTTAACTGTCCTTGTTCAGCTAAAGATTTTAAACTTTCAATAGGCTCTCCAGTTTCTTTTGCTAAGAGTCTAAGAATCCCTGGCAACACTTCAGATATAGACCTAAATTCATCACCAGCTAACTTACCAGCTTGCAGAGATTGGGAAAACTGCAACAGGGCAGAACGAGCTTCGTGAGCCGTTGCTCCTTGTATTGTTAACAATTTACTAAAGAGTTTAGTAGATTCCATAACTTGGCTTTGGCTAATGTTTAGATTTTTAGATGCCAGACTAATCCTAGAATACATAACAGCCATACCTTGAAATGGTTGTCTAGTTTGTATTGCAGCTTCAGATAAGTCATTAAAGACTTGTTTAACATCTCCCTTTTGGATTTGTTCGGGAGTCATTGTCACTCTAATTCTGTTATTGATTTCTTGTACGGCTTCGGCTACTGCCATTAACTTTTTGATAGCCATTACGCCTATATAGGCAGCTAACGCTTGTTTCGCAAAAGCCCAACTTTTTCCTAAGCTAAAGTTAGCTGTTATATTTTTCATAGTGGCACTAAACACTTGGTTTTGTGCAGCAGCAAACTGTTGTAAGCCTGTTGAGCTTGCAGTAAACGGTTTAAATCCTTTTACTCTTGACGATGGAGATTCAAATTTTCCACTTTCACGAAAACCACCTCTTTGCATTCCTTTTGATGGGGTGAAAGAAGATTTTATGCCTTTTCCTAGTCTTTCATATTGTTTTGCTAGCCTAGAAACAGAACTTGCTTCTTGTTCTATTTTTTGTTTATTTTTGGTAGAACTTTTAGCTATTTTTTTGGAGTGAGTTTCAAACGCTTTTGTTGCTTTCTTTAAAGTTTTAGTATTTTTATCCAGCTCTTTTTGCAATGCAAGCAGAGTTTTTGTAACTTTCGTTAACCCTTGGACCATCTGTTGAAAGCCCAAGGACATTGTTATTCTAATATCACTTTGTGCTGGCATAATTACAGTTTAGTTTTCACTACTCCTTTTCGTTCTCTTTTACGAATTATACCATAGAGTTTGTTTATTTCATCAGGAGTTAGTTGTTGGACTTGTTCTTTAGACCAACCATACTGATAACCAAAATAATCAACGAGATGCAGGAGTGCTATGTCGTCTCTTGTAGATTCACCCCTAAAAAATGCGACACCACCTCGTTAAGGGTTGGGAAGTCTTCCATTGAACAATTATCTAAAATCCAATCAATAGTCATTCCTTCTTCTTGTTCTTGTGAGTCTATAACAACTCCAATGACTTTAATGATTGATTCAAAGGGAGCTTCTTCGCCTAATTTAGCAATGTTGCCTATGGTCTTTTCAAGTGTATGAATCTGACGCAAAGTTGCAGGGGTTGCAACTAATGTTTTGTCTTTAATCTTGAACTTCATGAGTTTCCTCCTATATTTTTTTAATAACTTGCAGCTGTATTTTGTAAAGTTGTTCTTAGTGCATAGCTACTTGTTGTATCGTACTGTGCTTTAGCTTCGTAAGCAGCAGTAATCCTTCCAGGTCCAGCTATTGGATATGAATAAGTTGTATATTTTACATCTGGCATATCCAATGTTAATTGGTTTATATCTGCTGCTGTACCAACAGTTGCTCCTGTTACTGTAAATTTAAATGATTGTAATGACTGGTCTCTAAACTTAGCTTCTTGTGCTTGGTTTTCAAACGACTGGTCTCCCTCTATTGTTATTGTTCTAAAATCATTTCTGAGTAATCTTGCTTCGTTAGTTGAGCCATTTAAAGCCACAATACCTTCTATTGGGTTAGCTATTGTTACTGTAGCAGATTCAAATACATCATTAGCACTACCACCAACTTGTAAAGAAACCTGATTCCATGTAAATGGGTCAGCAGCAATGTAACTTGGTGTGTTCTTTCCAGATTTTGTATAAGCTCTACCATGAACTGTTGCTGTACATTTTACAATTTCTCCAGCTACCATCTCTATTGCTAGTGTGTGAATTAATCCGTCAGCTATTGTGTAAGCACTTCCTACATTTTTATAAAGTGTAATTGTATAAGGTGGAAGTGTGCAATTTTCTGCAAATTCAGTTTGTGCAGGTAGAAATTCGTGTGTATATGAAGATGTAACTAATGTTGATGTTACAGTTCCAGCAGTTAAAACACCTCTTAAAAAATGCCCTAAATAAATTGGGTGTGGCTCAAATACTATATCGCCAGTTACATTGTTTACACCTTCCACATCATTTGGACTGTCGTAGAGGTTTTTAAGATTCTCTACTGTTAACATGTTTTTGTTTTCTATTAAATTTTCTGAAACAAAAGGGACATACACAGGAGAACTTGCAACTGGACTCCCAAAAGTTGTTTGTTTTTCTAAAGTTAAATATCCACCGATTCCATATCCCATTATTCTATATCCTCACCCTTGTCAGGTTTATTTTTATTATTATCTATTTTTGATTGTTTTGCAAGTTTCTCATTTACTAAACTGTCAGCCACATCACTAGGCACTTCTACTTCTTGTCCTTTAGTGGCAATTCCAATACCACTTACCTCTAATCCACTTACAAGCCATTTAATTTTTATTCTTTTATCTGACATTGTAACGATAATGATACCCCCTTAAAGAATCCAAGTCCAGATGTATTTTTTTGATTATCAAACTCTCCATTACCGAACTGCCAATACAAAACTTTATCATTAAGAGTTTTGTAATCTTTTATCACTTCTTTAACATTTCCTAGTAAAGTGTCTCTCCGACTTGCTCCGTCATAGTTCTCAAAACTAAATGTGTAACACCAAACTTCAATATCTAGCCCTGTAAGGTATGGACTCGTACCCCCTATTGTTTCTGTATCTAATATAGTTTCATACGACATAAGATATATACCAATAAACGGACAGCTGTCTGGGTTAAGCATCATCTCTGGCTCTACTTGAATAGTATTGTCAGAAGTTCTAGCGTCTCCTTCGAGAATGCTTTTAATTTCTGTTTCTATCCCTAAATAATCTATAATTGCCATTAGTGTCTACCCCCGTTTCTTCTTTTATGTCTAAGCTCTTGTAATTGTTCATTCATGATTTCAATTTTCATTTCCATTTTCTCTATAATTCTTTCTGCCATATCTAATCTCATATTTTGTTCTGCGTCATCAGGTAATGCTCCAAGTTCTCCTCTCGGCCATTTTATTCTAAACTCTGAATTCATTTCTTGTTGAATCTTGCTCATACCTTGCTGATGTTCTAAAAATGTAATTCTTTCAGTTAATGTAAAATATCCCCATACAGCTATTGCCACAGCAGCCATAATCTGTATAAACCATTTTAAATTGATTTGCATGCCTGTATTGTCGCCTATTTGCTTATCTGCCATCTTAGAGACCTGTTCCTTTCAATAGTGCTTTATTTTTAATTTTTCGTGCCCATGCCTCATTTGTGTGTTTCTTTCTAAGTGTATCTGCAAATGCTCGAGAGCCTATTTTTTTAATTTCGTTTACTGTTGGTACAAATCTATGTTCTCGGTTGAAATATACTGGATATTTGCTACCTCCAGGTCTCCCACCCCCTTTGTGAGGAGCTTGTGCAGCTCTTAATTTTTCTTCTACATTTGTAGCTATAATATTAAATCCTGTTGAATTAGTGCCTCTAGTGCCTTTAGACTGACTCATAAACCCTCCAGCTTGCAAATAAGTCTGTCCTCCTTTTATAACAATAGTGTTTAATTTTCCTGAAAATTGCCCGACTTTTCCAGTTATAACATTATGTCCTGCAACCTTCATGTTTATTTTCTTCATTGCCCATTCTTTTGTGTTTGGTTTCCAACCTGGTTGTTTTCTCCAAGTTTCTGCCATTTCGTCTCCGATTAAAGTTAAGCATTGTTGTACCCACGCATCTCTAAAATTTTTAGCTTGTCTTCCTGTTGCAAATTTAGCTAATTTTTGCATTTTTGTGCGTACCCCCTTGAAATCTATCTCTATATGACCTCCGAATTTTCCCATTCCAATTCGGCTAACTGGTCTAAGTCTCCATATAGGGATATTTGCCATTATGTTAAGTTAGGCTTATAGGACTCGCTTTTAACATCGTCCCATTCATCTTCAAGTCTATCGCCATCTATCTGTTGTAAGGTTGGGTTGAGTACATTAAAGGTCGGATTGTAATTCATTGTATTAGAAAAAATTGCATCTCCGTCTTTGTAGGCGATAATCTCAAGAGAAGAATTATATAACCCTACATCTCCTGAATTAATTTGGCTTAGGTATTCTTTGACATATTTATGTCTGTTTTCTACCCATCTATTGTCGCTTCCTATTTCTTGGGTAAAGAATCGTTCCAAAATTTTTACTAATGCGTATTCAGTAGATAAAGACTCTATGATAGGAGGTGTAGAACTGAATGGTAGCGTGTAATTATTGATTAAATAGCCGTTAATTTCGTTTTCTGCTTGGTCAATGTAAAAAGACACGGCTGATGAATTTACTGAAGATAATGAGCCAACTCGTGGGTATAGACTA